CCGAAATTGACAAAGAAACTATAAAAGTTTCAAAGAGATTAGAGAGATTGGCTAGACGCATGGAAATTAGAGCCAAGATCTATGAGGACGACAAGTATCGACTGTACTCACAGTTGTCTGATGATTGGTCTAAAACCATCATCAAAATTTGTACCGCAATATCAGCTGTAGCTGGTTTTGTAGCAATATTACTTGAAGTCATAGGACTTTAGGGCCTTGGTGATCAACATGCCATCCAAGGATTGTCCTAGTCCAAAGATTACCCAACATCTCGAGGGAATGATGCATGATAACCCTGAAGTGCAGATCCGACCTGGAGTGGGTAAGAAGATGGACGCAGAATTCTACCGCACATTACGAGTAATTGCAAATCGAAGTGTTAAGTTACCGCCCGGTTTGAGTAAATATGCCGTTTATTATGATGAACGCGCTGAGTGGCCCGCTTCACCCTATTATAGTGATAGAGTTCGTGAACACTTAGACCTCATATCTGGTGATCATGATTGTGGAGATGACGAATTCTTTTCCATAGATGAGTTTAACTCACTAGGATTTAAGCATCCGTTTAAGCCCGGTTTATCATTTGAATTTAACGAAGATGACCCTAGAGTACGACAGGTTTTGAAGAAGGCAGGAGCTTGCCCTATTGGTGGAACCAAAGGTGAGAATCTACCGAAAGCGAAGCAGTATGTCGACCAGACTAAAAGTCAGGGTCTGCCTTTGGAACTTCGTTATTCAGCGGTTATAGGTATGAGAACCCAACCCGGCCCGCCTGGACAAGGAAAGGCGCGCGCGATCGAAATGATTAGTACGTCAGATTGGATAATCGGCGTTGAAGCGTTTGGCGACGCGTTAACCAGAAGTGATGAAAGTATTTCCTCTGATCAGGAAATTCTTATGTTCCATATCGAGCCTAGTAAGCTTGGAGAGTGGTTCAGTCGCTTTAATGGTGAAGTGATATCCTGGGTTTCCTGGGATTGGAGCTCCTATGATGCTCGACTGGCTGCACAGTTAATGGAAACTGTGGCTAGATATTTAATGGGAGATTATTCCTTTGTTGATCAGGAAGTTAATTTTCTATTAAATGCTAGTATCATGGGACCTTGGGGTACTGTTACGCGGAGAGGGGCTAACTTATCAGGTCATATCAGTACGAACATACTCAACTGTCTAACAAATATACTTCACTTCCTGAAAGTGTTAGAACAACTGAATTTGCTCAGGTTTGTGGTGTGTGTATTGATAAACGGAGATGATATTGTGATCGGGTTTTCGACACGTATCACCCAAGACAATTTGTCTAAGATCAACCGATTCAGCTTTATGGACGCAAATGTCTCAAAGGTTGATGTCGGAAATTATATTTGGTCTTCGAAACTTATCGTAGAGCTGGATTCTACCGGAAAGATAATTATATCGAGGATTCCGGAACTAGTGTATAATAGAATAAAATATCCAGAGCGCCGCAAAGATCGGTTAGATAAGTGGATTATAAGTATGGGGATGGCCACAACACTAGATGGTTTGGTAATACCAAATCATGAACATCCCCGCGGTAGTGAAATACTCGAACATTTCGCGAAGATAGATGATTTAGATATAAATACTGCTTCCGATGACGAGTTGATGCCTAGTGCCACGATTATGTCAGGCGACCTTTCATGGAGGGGTGTTTCCACTCCACAGGAAGTCATTGATATGGTTAGAGACACACGTTTCGTGAAACGTGACTTCTAGGTATGGGTCGAATTATTTCAGCCCCG